CACATAATGCTTGGCTTAAAAAGATGGGTGTTCATCCTACTCAACTTAAGCGCAAGGAGAAATCTAGTGGCAACAGTATTCCGGACTATTCAAGCACGCGTTCAGCAATCCCAACGTCAGACAAAGTCGTCCCTATCGCAGGAAAGCGAAAGGTTCAGGAATATTCGGGAGACTACATCGTCGGTCTCGCAACCATGCACAAATCAAACATTGTTCCAGTGGGCAAAGGACAATCCCCAGAAGAATTAGCAAAAATGAGACGCTAACCTTAAATCTGGTTAAGTTGGTCAAACTTTAGTGTATGTCTATACATCCAACTTAACCAGAGAGGTCCTGTAGTTTAATGGTAAAACACCCGGCTTATACTCGGCACCGTCTCCAGATTAGAGAGCGATACAGGTTCGAATCCTGTCATGACCACCATCTGTTTTATGAAGAGAGAAAGATATGAAATGGATTAATGTAAATAAAAGACTGCCTGAAGTAGGAGAACCGTGTTGGTACTTCTTTGATGTGGTAGGAAGCCATAGAGGATTCTATGGAGGGCTCTATGAGGATGAAGAAGGAAAGGAATGGCCAGGAATGTCTATTTTCTATTGCGATTATGGATTTCTAACTGGTGATGTCACTCACTGGCATCCTGATCAAGAGGAACGTCCAAACGACCCTGTTCTTCATTAAGGTTATGTGGTCCTGACATGTCAGGACCACCATTATTTTTTAAATTAGTGAAATTAACTGTGTACATTTACGTGAAACTGTGATAGAATATATACAAGATAAAAAATCGAGGAGCAAAAATGAACTCAGTATTCTTTCTTAATGAAGGCGATTGGATTATCCTAGAGCCTAAAACTAAACACGGCAAGGATCGCGTTGCCCAGCACGGCAATCGTTGGTTGGTTACCGAATTGCGTGAAGGTAAAGCTATTCTTCAGTCAGAGAATAAAACCTTTTCTGTGCGCACACGTGATGCAGATAGGACAAAGGAATGGACCACACGTAAGATTCATGACGGTCGTTGGATTGATCTTCATAACGATGTAAACTTTACATGGAGGATTGCATAATGCCATTGCAAAAGCGTAAGAAAAAAACTATTCGTATGCGTCGTCGTAGTGGTGCACTAGGCGCTCCTGTTGAAAAAGGTTTTGACTCTGTAATGGTCTACTTTCAAAATGAGGTCGACCGCAAAGAGACTATCTCTATTGTAAAGTCTTTCATCAAGTCTCAATTTAATAAGACTGATGCTAAGAATATTCTTGCCAATCCAGATTATTGTTTCGGCCACTCGTATATGGGTTCTACCTCTTTTTGGTATAACAATGCAAACGAGGTCACCGAACGCTCTGAGTATTGGAAGAATTCCCTTATTAATCGTTTTAAAAATATGATTGATGAGGGAAAGAAAATTTTGAAAGAGAAGCGCTTAGAGGTAAAAGTTGAAAAGACTGTAATTACTCTTTCTCCTTTGCAGCGCTTGCAAAGAAAGATCAATGCTACTATTATGCGAGATCTTCTTGACTTAGAAGATCAGTGGATTGAAGGTGAAAAAGCTACACTTGATCTATATAATCAGTTTAAGAAGTATGGTCTTTCTAATTCAGCAACAATTCCAGTTCGCGATGTTATCGAAGGATGGCTGTTAGATTATGAAGATGCTCTTCATGCCAGGTGTGACCAGGCTGTTGAAGGGTATTCACACTTGAAAAAGCCAGAACTCAAGCATCGTGTTAAATCTTGTCAGGACATGCTCCTCGATCTTGACAGGATTAAGTCCGCAGCTAAGGCTACCCGTAAAACACGGGTTAAACAGCCTCAGGCTGCGGACAAACAAGTTCGCAATGTGAAATACAAGACTGAGGATGCCAACTTTAAACTGACATCAATTAATCCAGTTCAAATTATTGGCAAGATCAGATTGTACACATTTAATACGAAGACTCGAATATTGACAGAGTACCTTACACAAAGTGTCGGTGGATTTGAAATTTCTGGCACCTCGATTAAAAATATCGATAAGGTCAATAGTCGTCAAATTAAGCTTCGTAAACCAGATGAGTTTCTTCCAATCGTTCAGTCTAAGACTGTAAAACAGATTGACGGCGAATGGAAGAAACTTACAACTAAAGGTAGTGTGCCTAATGGTAGACTGAATGCAGATACAATTCTAGTAAGGGCTCTAGATAAATGATTGAAGATCAATTTCTTACTAAGTCAAAATTTACCAAGCTAATTGAAGCAACGGTATCAGAACTTCATATTCCATACATGGAGGCTATTCTTCATGTATGTGATAAGAACGACATCGAACCAGAAGATGTCAAAAAGTTTATCTCTCCTATTATAAAAGATAAACTTGAAGCTGAGGCAATGCAGCTTAACTTCTTGCCAAAAGGCAATACTCTTGATTCGGCATTTTTCGAATGATGGGTATATATAATAGTGTACAGCGACATACAAATGTTGTATAATTATATTTCAGTTAATAATTCAGAACAAGGACAATACGATGTCATTTCAAAATCTAAAGCGTAATCGCGATCAAATCTCTAAACTCGTTCAAGCAGCAGAAGCTACCGGTGGTGGTGAAAAAAAATCTTATGCTGATGATCGTATTTGGAAACCAACTGTAGATAAAGCAGGTAATGGATATGCAGTTATTCGATTCCTCCCAGCAGCAGAAGGTGTCGACCTTCCATGGGTCCGATACTGGGACCACGGCTTCAAAGGTCCTACTGGCTTGTGGTATATCGAAAACAGCCTTACTTCTATTGGTCAACCTGATCCAGTTGGCGAACTCAACTCAAGACTCTGGAATTCTGGGATTGAAGCAGACAAAGAAACTGCCCGAGCACAAAAGCGTCGACTCCACTATGTAACTAATATTCTTGTGGTACAGGATCCCAGTGCATCTCAGAATGAAGGTAAAGTATTCCTCTATAAGTTTGGTAAGAAGATCTTTGATAAGATCATGGACTCTATGCAGCCAGACTTTGCAGATGAAACTCCGGTCAATCCTTTTGATTTTTGGGAAGGTGCAGACTTTAAATTGAAAATCCGTCAAGTTGAAGGATACCGTAATTATGATAAGTCAGAGTTTTCAAGCGCATCTTCTCTCTATGATGCAGACGAATCCAGATTGGAAACAGTCTATAACCAACTACATGATCTCAGTGAGTTCACCGACCCAAAGAACTACAAAACCTACGACGAACTCAAAGCAAAACTAGCTCGTGTTCTTGGTGAAGAAGCTCAGGCAGGTGCACCTACTATGCGTCATGAAGCAATGATGAATGAGACTGCTCCGGCACCATCAGCGCCAGTACAACCGGCACCATCACAGCAGCCTATGACAGCTGAGCAAATGCCATCTACTGATGAAGATGATACCATGTCTTATTTTGCAAAGCTTGCAAATGCGGACTAACAAATTAGGTAGCTCAACCCATGTGGCCTGATCGCTGAGTAAGACTCGGATAAAAGTTGAGAGTAACACAATGACTAGAGACGGTAAGGGGGACTTCGGTCCCCTTTACTTATCTTGCTCCGGTAACTATCATATCATCTGAATTAATTGTACCGCCGGGCGTCATAAGAATTGGCTGAGTTGCAGTTGATACCGTAGAATTATTATTAATTTGTTGCAATTGTAATTGAGCGGCGCTAGCAGCTTGTTGAGCCATTCGATATTCTTCTCTTGCTATTTTTAATTGATTTGCGCGCTGAGAAGCATTATAGCCGACTTCAGCATTACCTTTAATAACTCCTCTATTAATTGATTGATTATATTCATTTTCTGTAATTTGACCAGATGCTAATTGATATTCTAAATCACTAAGCGCGGCATTTTCTCTTTGATTAAATTTAAGTAAAGTATTTAATCTTGCGGCTCTCTTTGCCAGCACTGCATTTGTTTCTCTCATTGATTCTTGAAGCTTTTCTTCTTCAGTCTTTAATTCAATTCCAAAGCCAGCAGCAATCGATTTAATTACTGAATTGAATAATGATTTGATTGAGCCAACAATTCCTCCTATAATATCTTTTCCTAATCCAACTGGATCTTCAAATGCTCTTCGAATAAATTTAAATACACCTTGTAAAGTATCGAATAAAAACTCTTCAACAGAAAACTTTTTTAAAGCTTCTGCTGTTTCATTAAATCCCATTTTCTTCAGAAGCCATCCACTCAAATCCTTTAATAGATCTAATGGTGCACCAAAGAAATCAGCAAAGAATCTACTTACGCCAGCAGAAAGCTTATCAACCAAGTCACCTTCTGTTTTAAATGCTTCACTCATGCCTTCTACGAATGAGAAAATAAATCCAATTGGCTTTAGTATCTTACCAGCAAGACCTGCAAACTTTCCAAATTTACCTGCAAGATCTCCTACTAGCGACATTGTCTTGCCGCCAGCAAAAGCTCCAATCGAACCGAATATTTTACCAATATCTCCCAGTAAATTGATCAACGGAAACATAGCTATCTTTCCGAGAGTAGCAGCAATTTTACTAACTGGTTTTAGTACTTCTATAACA